TGTTCAGATTGAACTGGTTGCCCATGCTAGTCCAGTTCTGCGAGCGGTCAAGATTCTGCAAGCCGTACTGATCGAACTGCGCAGCTTGACCGTACAGCCCGGAGAGCAGGCCCATGCCTGTGCGGCGCTGGTTCTCAGCCCAGTCCTGCGACTCAAGCCCAAGCCTCATGTCAGCGTCAGCGAAGCCGCGCTGCATCCCACCCATCAGCGGGTTGTACGCACGGCCAGATCCATCGTTAGTCTCAAGGCCAAGCAGTCCCTTAGAGCGCAACTTGTTGAACATGCCCTCAGTCTGCATCGCGCGATCAGGCGCGAGTAGCGACTGCATCGTGCCAAAGCGCTGAGCGGCAAGAGCATTGGGATCAAAGTTCTTAAGGCGTTCGCGCTCAGCGTTCGCAAGCTCGAACATGGTACCACGAGCACCCGCGTACTCCGGGCTAAGCTCGCTGACCATATCGCCAGCTTCGTTTTGGTAGGCGCGTCCGAAGCCGGAGGTTACACCGTAGGGAGTGAACCGTGCTCGCTGTTGATACTGGTCAGCAAGAGAGGTCATCCCCGTGTTGTACTCCCGGCCAGCTTGACGGCGCAACTCTTCCATCTGCTGAGCGGCTAGCTTCTGCTGGCGGGCGCTACGCGCACCCATCAAGCCGCCCGCTGCACTCATCGCTGCGCCAGCAATCATCAATGGGATCATGTCTTATTCTCCTGCTGCTGTAGTGTTAGGCATTGCTGTTCGTTCAGTTTGTAGTACTGTTCTTTGGACATGATCTTGACGTATCCAAAGCGTGTGTACCCTTCTTCAATTCTACACGCATCGGGGCGTGTTTCATATATCGAGCAAAGGTTGTCTTCGGTCAAGTGGGGGCAGTTGATTGCTCGGCAACAAGCCCCACACTTTGTACAATTGAACGTCACACAGTCTTCATAATGAAGGCAAGGGCATAGAACGGGGGACGTACATCACTGATGTCGTGGGTATGTGCAGCTTCCGCGCTAATACCATGCGAGTGACCACCGCCACTGCCGCCGTCTGTGAACGTGCTGTACGGCTGATCGCTGTACACATTACGCCCGTAGCCCGGAGCAGATCCTTGGAACGGCCAGCGGCTATCTGCACCCCATGTACTACCAACACCAAGCTGAGGGACTTGGTGAGAGTGGGCTGGAATCTGAGCAGAAGTGAGCGTGTGGCTCGCAGTAGCACCGCCGTGGCTATGCCCGCCAGAGGACGTAGTAGTTTTGGACACAGCACCGCCGCTGCTAGCCACAGCAGCGCTGCCGCCTGCGCCCAATACGAACTTATCACGTAGATCAGGTGTGCCATTTGTGCCATCGCAGAGTACCCATCCCGTAGGAATGCTAGCCACTGAGCCTGACCAAATGACGATCATGCCGCCTAGCGCGTTAGCGATAGCCAGCTTGACGTGGGCAGTAGTAGCCAACTGAGTTGTGTTGTTACCCGCCGTAGCCGTAGGCCCGGTAGGAACACCAGTCAGACCGGGAGAAGAGAGGTCCGCCTTGGTGGCAACGGCTGTCTCGATTGCCTCGAACTCGGCATCAAGCTCCGTGCCTCGAACTCGCTTGTTCGGATCGCCAGTCGGGAGCGGATCCTTAACGGCGAAGTCAGTTACCTTTACGTAGTTACTCATGTCTGTCCTTAGTAAGTCTTACCGCCAGTTACGTATGCGGCCACCGAGTAGATGCCTACCGGATCACCCTTGATAATCGCCTCTACGCCAATCTGCAATACCTTGCCTGACCTAGTGGCATTCACTCGCACTTCCTCAATCATCTCACCCATGCTGTACTCAGCGATGTCGTATTCGGCTATGTTGTACTCCGCCTCTGCCGACCCGTCACCGATGGTGTCCGTGTACCCCGCGAAGTTCGTGTTGTAGTCGAACGCCCACTTGAACGTGACCGCCTGACTCGACGCACCACGCAGTACGTACGCAAACTTCTTCAAGAACTTGAGGTTGCTGGGGGCTTGGAAGTCCATGTACCCGCTGTAGTATCGCATGGTGTAGGGAGCGACGGAGCTTCCATAGGTACGGTACTTGTAGAGCACTCCGTCCCCACCGAAGATTGCTTCTCCGTCATTGGTAAAGACTCCACAGTACACGTTACCGGGGAACTGGTCCCACCGGGTAGCAATGGCTGCTTCTCCGGCAGGAGTCTTGCGAGTGTTGAAGCACCAGCAACCACTATGGTTATGGAATACAAGTAGGTTCTCCGAGTCTTGCAGGAACACGCTCTTAAGAGCACCGGCCCCTGCTGTCTGTTGCGTGCTGAGGAAGTCGAAGTGTACCTTCTTACTGACGTTACCATACGGCATGGACTTCTGCTGCAACAGACGGCCCAGCGATACCATGCCCTGCTGCGCAGCCCACACCAAGTCAGCACCCACCGATGCCACCGACCACTTCGAGGTACAGCCGACGTCGTTGATTACTTCAACCAGCGTCATGTACGCAGGATCACGATCTTCCGGCAGGGCGAACACCACGGTCTGCTTCTTGCACAGGAATACGAGGAAGCCCGAGTGGGTAGCGATTGCAACCACCTCGTCTTGCCCGTTCGTGAACACCTCGCTCAGATCCAGAGCGCCTGACCCCACTCCAGTAAATGTCAGCGGTTCTAGCACCGGAGTCCAAAAGACTTTCTTTGGATTAGAAGGACCGCCGCCGATAAACATGCGACCATATGCAGCATGACAGATCGAGAATTGCTCGGTGCTCAGACCAGTAGGCGAGGTGTACGTAGCACCCGTTTCTGTCCAGTCGGAGTTGACATCGCGTACAAAAGCCTTGACTGCATGACCCTGCTGTGTGGCCAGCATCTTATCCTTCATGGCTTGGAACTGCCACTCGCCAGCGGAGGGGGCCACTGCTAGCGTGATCTCCATGTAGGTGTCATCGCTGGGTGTGTACTGCCAAATCTCTGTGCCCGATCCCATCACGAGGTCACTCACACCATCTGGCTTGATGCTCTCGTAGATGGACTTGATTGCTGCTGAGGGCTCTAGGTACGTAGGCGGCTCTCCCGCTACCTCAGTCGGCGGGATTTCCACGAGCGCTTTCCGCGAGGTCAGGCGTCCATCAGTCTCAATGACGCAGTTCCACGCAGACAGGCAGAACTCCAAAGGCAGGTTGACTGCCGGATCTTCCTTGTTGATACCAAGGGAACCCGGCCCTGCGGAGTTGATGACTGATAGTTGCGGAGTAGGCATTAGTACGATACCCAGTGAAGTTCATCAGGGAAGTGATTGGATTCGATAGCGATCATGTCTGACAGGATGTTCTTGTAGAGTTGCATCTGCAAGCTAGTCAGTGTGCCACCATCTTCGCCACGCTCAGCGATGGCGTATGCAAGGGCACCTTCAACGATGGGTTCCGGTGGAATCAGGATGACGTCATCGTTGGTGGTGAGCTTGGATTGCGGCACGATACATTGGAACTCGATCTCGTATAGCCCATCCGGGATGGGGTACAAGTCCACCTGCATGTCGCCTGAAGGACTGACGCCGTTCCAACTGTAGTACTTGGGCGAGCCCGTTGCACGGTCAGTACGGAACAAGCGATCCATCTCGTCTGACGGCATGAATGCCATCTCCACATCGTCCGTCGTGTTCCACACGTTCTGCACTCGCGTGCGTGTGGACGAGGCCACTAGCGTGTAGTTGAAGATCGTGTTGGCTGTGCGGATCTCGTACGTGGTACGGAGGGCATGCCAATCCCACGCATCCTCAACCTCGCGCTTCGTGCGATTGATGAGGTGGCCGATCATCTTGGAGTACGAGGATTGATTAACGTCGTCGATCTCGTCTTCCCGGAGGCGGACAAGAACCTCGTTCATCATCTCTTTGTAGGTTACACCCGGCATTTAATCCTCCATGAATACAGCACGTTCTTCTGCACGACGCCTAATCAATCCCGGCAACTTCTTGCCCCCACCCCATACCCACTTGGGGAACTGCTGGGCTGCTTCCTCCCACCGCCCATCGTTAATCAATCGACGCAGGGAGCTAGATTTGTAACGGCCTTCACCAAGATTGAATATGAAGCTAGTGATAGCGGCCAGTTTAGAAGGATGGCCTGCCAATACAGGAGACAATCTAAGGGCAGCCAGTACATAGTAGACCAGTCGTTCGGATAGTCGCGCATCAGCAACCTCCACAGTTATAGGCGGGGCGCTCCCGTCTTCAACAAGTAGCCCATACCCCTGAGTCCAGTACCCCGCTGGACACAGGTAAGGGTAGACAAGGCCATCTTGCTTGACCTTGTGCAAGCCCTCATACTTCTTGATGAGGTACTTTGCTTTCTCTAATACCAATGCTGCGTGATTAGCCACGGAATCTACGGATGCTACGATCAACGAACCAAAAGCCAATGATCGAGGCGACTACTGCAAGATCGAACTCAGTCATCAGCGTGGACGCGATTACTTCCATCGTTGACCCGCTCTTAAGAGCAGCGTCAATCAGGATGATCTTGTACACAGTGTACATCACGATACACCACCAGTACGTCAGGATGGGGCGCACCGAGCTATTCAGCCAGTCCAGAAGCTTGAACCCCGTGGGCGCGTTCTGGAACTTGAAAGCTTCTTGCATGGCCGCCATCTCAGCCGTAACGCTAGCTGCCTCAGTGGCTTCCTTGAGTTCATCAATGCGAAGCTTGGAGCGCAGCTTGTCAGCCTCAAGCTGAAGGTCAAACATCTTGTACTCGTGGTCCCGTTCCTTCTGCTTATCCCACAGACGGAACAGTTCCGGCACCAACCGGAGCACGCCACCAAACACAATGGAAAGGATCTCAAGCATCAGTTTTTCCAGAGATACGCCAGATGCGAGATGATCGCACCAAAGCCGCTAGCCATGAGCATCCCCGCCCACCATGCTCCTTTTCCCTTGTTCGCCAAGGTCAGTAGTTCGTCGATCTTTGCGGTAGCCCTAGACAGTTGCGCCTTCGACTCGTCCTTGTGTTCTCGGAGTTCAGTACGAAGTTGCTCAACTTCAGCCTCTAGCCGTCCAAAGTCTCGAAGGTTGATATCAGTAGGGGACATGTTGCTGTTATCCATACATGGTTAGTTCTGCTGTTGGCGGCGTAAAGCTAGAGGTGTACCGCGCTTCACCAATCGTTACTCGAA